CCAGAAGCTAACTTAAATGAATTTATAGCAAAAGCTACCATTAAGCTAATTGAGAATATTTCTATCAAATTAAATAAAATCATATAATAATTTTTTATGCAAATATACAAATTAAATGTTAAAGTAAATATTTTCCTTTAAAATATTTCTTTTAATTAAAAAATATGTATTAAAAGCATATCTTAATGTATCTAAAAAGTCAGCTCTTTGTGCCAAATCATTTCTATCTTTTTTAACCAATCCTTTGTCATCAGCTTCGGTATATTTCAATTCGTATATTAAATTCTTACATTTAGGATCAATTGATATATTTTTGTGTCTATAAAATACAAAATTACATAATTCAATTGAAGAAATAACACTTGGGTTGGCTCTAGGAACTTCTAATCTTGTACCTAAATTAAATGCTTTTTGAATCTGTAGCCAGTTAGATAGGTTTGCAGTTGTTTCTGTACGTCCAGTTGCATCACCTGTAAACTTTGCTCTACTTAATTCAATTGGTGTATACCTTGAACTTATTTCATTGATTAAATCTTGTGTCTTTGCATTCTCAATCTTAATTTCATTAATTATATTGATATAATGGTTTGTGCCTTCTTTATATTCCTGCATAACAATACAAGCTAATGGACTAGTATTAAAGTCAATTGAAAATATCAAAGGATATAATGGATTATTTTCGCAAGGTTTTACGTGAATATCCTCATTAAAATTGTGCATAGCCACATTTTGTACCTTGTCGGTAAATTGCGCCAAATATTCTTGCTCAAAAGCTGTCATTGGCAAAGATAATCTTGCTTCTTCTACTTCGCTTTTATCTATAAAAGGATTTGAAACAGTAGGCATCTGAAATGATTTCCAATTTTCTAACTTATTTTGATAGTTAAAAAGCTCAAAAAAATAGTGATTTTTGCCTTTTGGAGTAGATAAAAAGTAAGCATCGCCTTTATAATCGGTCAATAAAGGTCTTATAGATTGCTCCCACGCTTCTTGTGCTTTCATTGTATTGAGCATCGCGTACTCATCTAAAATTACTCTATGGTATTTGCGTCCCCTTACAGAATCAATTGAATCCAAACTCCAGCAGTCTAATACACCACCTGTAATTGTTTCAATTCTTTTGTTTTGCTCATCTTTTTTTGCTATAATATCCTTACAAATTAAAACAACAGATTTAAATACTTCGCCTAGCATTTTATATGTAGGACAAAAATAAGCTATTCTACTTCCGTGTAATAATCCAATCGCTAACTGATTATCATCAATAATTAATTGTTCGGCTAATGTAGTTTTGCCGAATCTACGTCCGCAGGCTATAACATTAAATCTTTTCCTTTCTTTAATTATATCCTTTTGTCCTGTGTGCAAATTATTCAATAAAACTCGCATCTCTTCTTATTACTTCTATTACAGTATTTGTATTTTCTGTTTTCTTTGGAGCTTCCCATCCACTTAATTTTGCCATTGTTTCAATTGCACCTCGTTGTTCATTTGGACTTGGAACCACTAAATGTCCTTCAACTTTCTTTGCTTTGCCTTGTGCTATATCACTCAATATTTTTAACGCTTCTTCTTTGCTCAAAATTTGCTTTTTAAGCGCCTCTTTTTCAAGTTCAATAGTTTCGTTTAACTTTGCATTATTAATCGTTTGACGTTGCTCGTAATAGCTTTCATTTGCAATTTTCCAATATCTAACAAATGTTTGTTCTGACAACTCAAATTTACTAACAAATACTAACAATACATCTTTATATTGAACATTTCCGCTGTTCAATTCATTTAAAATAAAATCTATATATTGCTGTTTATTTGGCTTCATATATTAATCTTTTAATCCTACAAATGCTTTTAATGGATAAAATACAAGTGAATTTCTATAACCTCCTTCGTGCGTTGGTATAATTGGAGTAACTCCGTGAACATTTCTCCAAGCTGGGTAAACTAAAATAGAATTATCAACTTGTCCTATAGTTGCATTATAATCTGGAATATGCAAGTCGCCACCTTTTGCATTTTTTTGTTTGCAAATAATTACATTTACCGCTCCTTTAATATTTAATCCGTCTTTATGAAATGGTGCTGAAATATTATAATTTGAAATTGAGCTTGTAAATAAATTGCCAAACTTCCATTTGTCTGGAACTTCTTTAAATAATTCAATTTGATATTCATATTGCTTTGGCAATATTTCTTTGATTAATAATTCACTTTCTTTTGCAAGTAAAATCATAGCTTTTATAAAAGTTTGAGCTGACTTTACATTATGATTTGAGTGTTTATTTGGATAATTTCTTCCAAGATGTGGCTTTGGTGCGGTACTACCAATTATAGTACAAAATTGCTTTACTTCTTGTATTCCTCTTTTTTTCATATTTGCTGGCTCTCCATTTGTCCTAACCATATTTTGTTTTGGAACATTTTTACTTTTAAATTCTGCATTTGCCAAATCAGCTAATTTGCACATTTTTTCTGGCATTTGCTTAATATAAAAGCCTATTGGTTCTCCATCTGCATAAAATATACAATCTTCTGTTATATTTGGCTCAATGTATTCGCATTCATCTCCAATTTTTCTATTGTGTTCTACTTGTATTAAATCTATTCTTTTCATTTTACTTGTTTTTTATAATAAGTTGCTAATGCTTTTATATCAGTTTTCATATCAATACGCTCACCCTTTCTTTTTAATGTTACAAATGGGTGCCATTCTTTACACATTTTTTTTGCCGATTCTTCGTCTTTTTTAGCTTTATATTCATTTTGCAATCCTCCAGAATTTGTACCCACATCTGGACAAGAAAACCAATAATGGTTAAATCTCAATATCCCATTTCCATTTTTTATTGTTTGAAGTGCAAAGTCTCTATCTTCTTTTAAATTAAATTCTGGTCTATAATTCCACTTTATTTTTTTAATGTTCATTAAAACGCAAACTTCTGCAAACTTTTTATTTACAGAATATTTTGTTTTTTCGTGCCAAGCGTGTTGTGTATAATTTATTCCAATTAATTCAAATGGCAATTGCTTTGCTTTTGCAAAAATTTCATTCCATATTGAAGCGTCTTTTTTTACTGTTTTTCCATTATATATTCCAAAAGATGCTACATCATCATCGCAAATTAAAACCCAATCAAAATCATTTTTCCTTGCATAATTTAGCATAAAATTTCTAACATATCCAATTCCTTTATCATTTTCTAATATAGAAACTTTATTTGGAACTTCATATTTATCTATTTCTTGAGGCTCTATAAAATGAAAAACTTCAATACCAACTTCTTGAAACAATTTGTATGTTTTAGTATTCAATCTTCCCTTTGTAGGTATAAAACAAATCATAATTTTTCTTTTTCTGCTTTTAATTTTTCCATTAAAAAACCACCAATGTATAACTTTTGTTCTCTCCAAAATTTAACAAGTTCTGAAGCCTCATCATAATGTTCAGCTTCAAATTCAATTTGTATAGCTTTTTTCACACCTGCTGTCATTTGCTCTGTTTGATTTTGCAAATATTCATCTTCATCATCTAAAATGCTATAATCTGGCTCACTTTCAAATTCTACAACATCAACTCCAATTTCCTCAATTTCAAGTTCATATTCAATAGCTATTTCTTCTATCAATTCATTATCTAAATTATAGTTTTTATTTGCCGTTGTATTAGCTAAAATTTGAGCTTCAAAATATTGTTTACTATTATCCTCAATATCGGTTACAATTACAGGATATTCGTCAGATTCAAGCTTAATTTCTTTTGGCTTCATTCCTTTTTTCTCGAATATTTCAGAACGTGCGTGTCCAGATATAATAGTACCTTCTTTTGTTACTGAAATTGATTCAATTACTCCAACCTTATCAATTGAAGTTTCCAATAAATCCATACCAACTTGTGTATGTTTATTTGTGTTTTTGCTACTTGGTTTAATTATCATACTAATTCTATTTTTACGTTTGTATTTTCTCTAATTTCTTTTGCAACGTTTGGATTATTATCTAAATGAATTTCAATTCCCAATGCTTTTAATACTTTCCATTTTGGCTTTCCACAAGTAAAATATACTCTATATTGTGGAATCCCTAATTCCCTAGCTAAATCCAATGTTTTTTGATTTTCGCATTGACCAGTTACTATATAAGTTACATAAATAGGATTGCTTTGCTTTTTTTTCAAATACGCTTGACCTTTTTCGGTATTCAAAGTACCATCTACATCAAAAGAAACTTTCATATTATATTATTTTAATCTTTTACAAATTGACCATCGACCATCTTACCAGTTCTTTTTGCTATTACATTGTAAGCTGACTCCAAACAATCTTCAAGTTTTAATCCTTGCATTTCGGCTTGGATTATAATCGTAACCAAAATATCACCTAGTGCGTCAATTATTTCTGCTCTATTATCCTCAAATAAGGCATCATTCAATTCATTAACTTCTTCTGCTGTTTTATTCCATTGAGCCAACGGAGTTCCTTTTTCAAGTATTCCTTTTTGGTTTGCCCACTCTATTATTAATTTTTCTAATTCTTGATAATTCATAATGTTATTTTCTATCTCTTGCCCAAAATAATGATACAACTATTAGTATAAAACTTATTGATAATATTTCCATATTTTACTTTTTAATTACTATACCTTCGCCACCTTCTGGACAAGCTTCGATTTCTTTTTCTTTTTTTTCTTGGCGTTCTTTTTCGGCTTGGACTGTTCTATATAAATTGAAGTAAATTCTACTCATTAAAAGTCTATTTTTTGAGCTTAATTCCGATTCTTTGTGGTGAATATTCATTATTTCCTTTGTGAATAGGTTAATTTCATCCAATCCCAATTCTTTTAAAAACTGAATATTTCTATCGTGTCTATTAATCTCAAAAATCTTATCCAATCTGGCTTGTAATAATTCCTCCATAGTGCAAATATAGCTATTTTTTATCAATTATTTCATATTCTTTTAAATATAAGTCAATTACGACCTTTGTTTTTTCCAAATCTTCTTTAAATGCACCCTTTTTTCTACAACGTGTAATTCTTTTTATTATATCAAATTCCCACGAGTTTAAACTATGGTGTTCTGCAAACTTATATAGACTACCTTTTGAATTATCGTAGTGTTTTGGTGTTTCAGTTGAGATTGAATTGATAAGCAGTCTTTGTTTGTCTATAAGATTTTTTGTGTTTATAGGTTCTTTTTCAAGTTTTTTTTCAGATTCAATTTCAGTTTCTTTTTGAATTGGTTGTATAAATTTGTAGTCTTTTACAAAATCAATAAATGTATGTGTGGCAAAGTTAAAAACCCATTTATCTTCTAATAGTTTAAATTTAACATCGGTTACTATTATATCACCATTTCCATCAGCTATAGGATTATCTTGTGCCTCAAAATCTAAAATTTCGCCTACAAAACCAAACAAGTCAGAGCCAAATTTCATACCTACTTTTATAAAAGATAGGTCATAAACATTTTTTATTTCAAAATCATTTCTAATTTCCATTTTTTTATTTTATTTTTTAGAATGGCAAATCATCGCTTAATCCAGAATCATTTGTTTGAGCTTTTGGTGTAAATTCCTTTTTTGGAGCTACTGGATATTCTTTTGCTTTTGAAAATACTACAGTTCCATTTCCTACATAGTTCCTAGCAGTTTTTGCATCTCTTTGCTCTTTTGTTTGACTTTCCCAAGCTGAAACATTGTTCCCAAATTGGTCTACATTCTCATTTACTGAAATAGTAATGCTCTTTTTTAACTCTTTTACGTACAAATTGATTAACATTTTTTTATAATTTTAAATTTTTAAATAATTTTTTTTATGAATCCTAATACATCTTCAATTACAATTTCAAAAACTTTCATTTTGTAATTTGATTTTTTTATATTATTTTAAGATCTTTTGCTATCTTTTTTAAATGATAATATCTTGCCTCGAATTGGTCGCTTCTTCTATAACCTGCCAAATCCATAGAATCTTTTATTTTTTCTATTTCAATCTCCAATTCTGTTATAGCTTCTATTCTTTGTGTATTGTTTATTGCAATTTTGTATTTTGTAATGCAGTCAGATAAATGCTTTTCTTCTGTTTTTTGACCTTGTTGTAGCAATATTCTTTGTGCTATTTCTTTGAGTGTCATATTATTAAATTTTGGCAAAGATACAAACATTTATTTAAAATGCAACTTTTTTATGTATTTTTTAATATTTTTATTTTAAAATAGTGATAAAATATTATTATTTAATTCTATTTTATAAAGATTTATATTATCGCTTGCTTTAAATCCTACATGATTTATTTTTCCTTTTTCCCATGTGTCATATTTTTTAAAACCTAATGAAAGCCAAAAAAAATTACTTTCTAAATCTTGTCTACATCTTAATGTAAATCCAATTCTATGAAATTTTTCACAAAATTGCTTACATACATCTAATAATGCTGTGCCATAATATAACCTCCTAGCATCATTTCTTACTGCAATTTGTTGAATTTTTGCATATTTATAAGCACCTTTACCCGGAGTTATAAGAACATATCCTACAGCATCGTTATTAGCTTCACAAATTAATACTACAAAATTTCTTTCACCACCAAAAACATACTTTTCCCATACTGTTTTTTGTATAAACCCAACTGCAAAAGAATTTTCTTTTTGCAATTTATCTATTAGTAACATATCTTTTATAGTAGAAGTCCTAACTGATATATTTTTTATTTTATCATGATATAAAACATTTATCAATCCCGTTGAACAATCAAATTTCCCTAAATGCATTTTTTTATATTTTTTATTTTATTTCTATACTCTTTTATTAAATCTTTTAGCTCTTCTATAGTGTATTTTCTTGGAATATTTCGCAAAGATACCAGCAATTCATAGTTTTCTTGACCTATTCTTTTTGGCAATCGTATAGCGTACTCTAATATATTGCCGTGAAGGTATAAATTACATCTAATGCAAGAAGTATGGACGTTTAATTCATTAAATCTTAATTCTGGAGTAGAACCTACCGAAAAAAAGTGACTTGCGTTTGCAGCTTTGACCTCACAACCACAACTTATACAAGGTAATTCTTTATCCCTTAAATTAATGTATTGATTGAATACAGTTTGTGCCAATTTCAAATAATCTGATAAAGTTCGTATTTCGTCAATTGAATTTCTTTTTTCTTTTTTAGCTTCTTTTATTTTAGCATATTTAATACTACACTCAAAACCACATACAACCTGTAGTGAATTTCTTGGTGAAAATTCATTGTCGCAGACTCTACATTTTTTAGGTTTTGGTTCTTTTTTCATATTATTTTAATTTCTTTTTCAAAAACATATTTTCTTTTACCATCTTCTGATTCAATCATATATAAAATCTCATTATTATTCGACAAATTTACTCTTAATATTTTAATTCTATGGTATATTTCTTTTGATTTTGATTTTTTTTTATCAAAAACTACAGTAGAAAGCAATCCATTTACTGGATTTTGTAAATCAATTGATCTCCTTTCTTTTATTACTGTGTTTTTTATTTCCTCTATACTCATTTTTTTAAATAGTGATAAATATTTGTATGCGACTTGAATCCAAAAACTTCTTTTAAAGCTACAATAGAAAATTCATTTTGCCTCAAATCTTTTAAAAATTGAATCCGAAGTTTTTTATTACTCATATCGATTCCTTCAGATAAAATAGCGTCCTGTATTTCTTTGATTTCTTTTTGCGTTTTATCGCGCATTTTTTTAGTTTTTTTGAGCTTAATTATAATCTCATATTCATCTCCTAGTTTTTGTCTTAATTCTGCTTTTATTAGCTTAATTTGCTCGTTCATTTTATATAATTTGTGTGATTTGAAATATAATGTCTGTGAAAATTGGATCTTCTGTATATATCCAATCTTCTGCTTTTTGACAAGCATATGATATTGTTGTATGTTCTCTATTAGTTAAAACGTGGGCAATTGCTCTGGGTCTATATCCTAATCTGTTTCGCAAGCAATAAATCAAAGCGTATTTTTCGGATACATCTTCAGAATTTCTTTTTCTTAAGTTTTTACAAAAATCTAATTTATCTTGAACCAATTGTAATATAGATTCTATTTCAGATATTTCTTTTAAAATTTCCTCTCTATAATTTGATTTTTTGCCTCTACAAACAAAAGTTATTGAATATTTGTCACCAAATAATTCTTCAACATACTTTCTTATTAATTGCTTTTTTTGTTCTTCTTCTTTAATTTGTGCATTATTCATATTAATTATTTAATTGTTAATACTATGCTAGTGCCTGCTGTTCTAATTGGTGGTTTTACTGTTAATATTTCTCCAGTTTCAGAATCAGCTATCTCCGTTGGTTTTGAAATTGCTTTTAAAAGTGCCTCCATTGTTTTTTGCTCACTTTCAATTTGCTTTTTTTGTGAAATTAAGCTATTATATGGAGCATAATTGCATTTTGAATAGTCGTATTTTACGCCTGTTTCTCGCACGTTTATTTCATACCCATACATTATCTCACCTTTGAGCTTTTCAGCTTCATTTAAAGCAGTTTCATTGCTTAATTCCTGCAACATTTTAGATAACATTTCTAATTTTTTTGCAAAAATATACAACTCAATTTCATAACCTTCTGAATTTTCAAATAAAATCCCAGCCAAATTTTCTAAATCTGACTTACTTGACTGGGTTATTGAATTAATATGTAAACTATCCATTTTTTAAAAATTTAAAAGTGATTCAATTTCTTTGCTTAATTTGAACTTCTTTTTAACATCTTCTATAGTAGCTTTCCCATCTTTTAAAGCTGTTTGAACTTTGGTAAATTCTTCAGTTCCTTTATTGAGCCATTTAAGTTCGTTTTTTTGATTATTAATTTGTTCTCCAGCTGCATCTGTATCTTTGTCGGTTACAAGTCCTAAAATTGAAGATAAAGCATACCTACGGATATAAGTAATTGCAGAACCCAATACTTGAAAATCATTCATTCCTTTTAATTGAACGCCATTTGGTATTATTGTGTCGGATTCTAACCTTTCGCCACTCTCAATATGAAACAAAATTGTTTTTATACATCCCTCGTGTATAGGTTGGGCAAATCCAAGTCCGTGTTTTTTTAATAATGGATTGATAATTTTAAATATCTCTGGCAAATCTGCATATTTATAGCCATATGCTTGCGTATCTTTTAAAATTACTGGAACTTCTTGCTGAAAATCAGCTAATGCTTTGAATAAATTTTTCATTTTTTTTTATTTTAGTTGTTTTAATAAATTTTCTATTGTTTCTGTAAGATATTCGTTATAGGCAATTAAATGCTTTTCGCCTGTATCAAATATAACTTCTACTATGTTTTTTTCGCATACTAGCACTTCAATTCTGTTATCTACATCAATTGTAAATATTTGACGTGCAATAATAGTGTCTAATTTTTTGATTTCAAATTGTAAATTTTCCATTTTTTTTAATTTTTTATTTTAATAAATCATTTAATTCCATTATCAATTTAATTTCTGCATCTTCAAGCATTGAAATATACAGCTCATTTGCTTTGTGATAGGGTTTATGCTGATAAAACTCAACGTTTCTATCTTCTTTTGCTTTTGCTATCCTATTTACTATCTCTAGGATTTGCTCTTGTAATTTTTTTTCGTTCATTTTTTTATGTTTTAGTTGTTAAATCTTTGGTTTAAAAAGTATTCAAATAAATCGTAGTTTTCATCTACAAATTCATAAATAGTAAGTTCCTCAATAGATATTTTTTCTGTATCAAGTCCTTTATCGTAACAATGAATTAAATCTACTTCTCCGTAAACTTCATTTTTATATACATCTATTTCGTAATATTTAATTATATCGTTTTCTTTAAAGAAATTCAATACTTCTTTAGCAAAGTATGTTTGAGTAAATCCACAATCGCATTCGATATGAAACTTAACTACGTTTTTTTCTGGTATGATCTCAATATTTTCTATATTTTTTTTCATATTATTATTTTTTAAAATAGTTTTTAATTTCATTAAATAATACGTTAGCAGATGCCCATATAAATACTAATGAGACAAGTGAGACAAATGTAATTGCTGCTCCTAATACTTCTTTTAATGCTTCTATCATTTTTTTTAGTTTAATTGTTATAAATTGTTTTGCAAAGATAAAACACTTTTTACAATTGTCAAGAAAAAAGTGTAAAAAATTGTATTTTTTTTAATATTCTTAATCTATATTAAGTTTTTTTAAGTAATTTTTATCTTCTGCATAGGTTTTTAGTTTATTTACATAGATTTCATACATTAATCTATCCAATACACTCATCTGAATATTTGAATAAACAGCATAACCATTTTCGCATATTCCTATATATGTATGCCTTCTTTTGCTGGCTCGCATCCCAAAAATGTTGTTATTTTTCCTAGCTACATTAGATTTTAAGTTTCCAGACTCCAACCTATACTGTCTTTTAATTAAATTTTTGTCTTTGAAAGGCAAAATATCAATGAAGCTATCCACTTTTTTCAATGTATTTAGATTGTGGATTTCAAAGTCTATCCTTTCGCCTGTTTTAATGTTTAATTCTATATTCTGCTGGTTTAATAGGTTAAAAGACAAACAAATACTTGCAGTCAAAAATAAGGATATTAAAAGCAAAATATAAAACGGCTTTTTATAGCTATTTTCTACATTCTCAAATTGGAGCGTTTCTCTATTATATCGTATCATATTTATTCATTTACTATTTCAATTGAATCTATTACGTCCTGTAGTTGTTTTTCATCTAAATATACTAATTTGTCGTGTAAATCCATATACAAAAAAATCCTTTCACTGTTTAATTCTGGAAATATGCTGTCAAATTGATTTCCCAAACAATTTTTAAGCTCTTTTTTGTATTGTTTATTTCTGCTATAAATTGCATTTAATTGATTCTTGATTTTTAAATTTTCTATTTTTTGCAAACTTTCTACATATTCGTTTACAATTTCGGTAAAATGTGTGACTTTAAAAAGTCGAAAAGCATTTGGGTTAATTTGTCCTTTATTCATTTTTTTATATTTTAATTGTTATTAATTATTTACTAATTGTTTTAATTCTTGAAGCGCTACATATAATGCAGTTTCTTTAAATAATTCAAATTCATAATCTTTTATAGCTTCAATTCGGTGCATTGGATTGATTAATACTAAAAATTTTTTGTCGTTGTAGTCAAATATTTCATAATTTACATAGTCTGGAATTTTTTTTTTGATAGAACCTACAATAATGTTTCCATCAATAACATCGCATTCCATTTTTGTAATAATAAACTTGTTGTCTTTTTCGTAATAAACGTTTACTTTAATTTTTTCCATTTTTTTATTATTTAGTTGTTTAAAAATTTATTTCTAATTGAAAATTAATTTCTTCTTCAGTTTCTATTCTTGGATTCAAATCATTTGTTCCACAAAATCCATTACATTCAAATAACGGTTTTACCTCTTGTTGTTTCATATCTGAAATAGATTTTATTTCTGGATATTTAGGATGTTTTTTTAAAAATATAAATTGTTTCCATTTAATGCCAGTTTTTTCTGCTATTTTTTTATATTCATTACTTTGGTCTTTTAACATAGTTACAGGTTCTCCTTTTAATAATGTTAATTTATGTTCCATTTCTGCCATATAATCAAATTTTTCTGGAAAATCTATTTGCATTTTTTGCCAATATCCTATACCTCCTTGAACGCAACCAGTTTTAAAACAATTGTTATTTCTAAATCCTAATTTATACATTCTTGGTATTTCAATTCCTGCATCTTCTACAATTTTTAAACATTTGTCTTTATTATATCCCATCATTATAAGAGGATAAATACTTTTTGCTTTTGGATGATTTAATGTTAAACCCAATGCTCTATTAAATTCTTTTTTATCAAATTCAAATCCAAAAACTTGATAATCAAATTCATTTTCTTGTTGCCAATTTTCTCTAACTTTTCTTTTTAATTGAGTTGAACATATAGCACCAGTTGCTACATTTAATGATTTATGTTTAATCCATACATCTTCTATACTTTCATAACTTTTCCCTATTTCTGTTATTATTTCAATAGGTTGACCATACCATTTTTCACAATCCGTTTTGAATCTATATGTATCTTCATCTTCATTTCCTGTATCAATCATAATTATTCTTATTTGATTTTTATTTCCAAATAAATCTATTGCTATTTTACAAGCTACTGAAGATGTTATTCCACCACTCCACCAACATATTATTTTATTATTTATCATATTTTAGTTGTTTAAAAATCAATTAATGTTTGCTCATTTGGCATTGGAATAGTTACATTAAACCACTCCATTGCAAAAGCTCTAATTTTATCTATATATTCCTCCCACTCAATTGTGTTAAAATTTGTAGTTGAAATAGGAATCTGTATTATTTCGCCAGTAATTTCATTTATCTGCTCTTTAAAAGAATATTTTGCCTTAAGAGCTTCGTGTATTTCAGTAGCAGAGTAATATTCTCCCCAAGCGTCCTTAAATGCGTCCTTCATTATTGGAATAACTATGCCGTGATAAAAACTATTTTGCTGATTACTACGTTTCTTTTTGCTTTTTTCAATTGTTATAACTATGTTTTTTCCATTAAAAGATTTTATAGCTTCAGCAATTTTATTTCTATTTGTAGCCAAAACTCCATCTTTTACGCTTGAATTTATTTCTATTTTTTTCATATTAAAATGGTGTTTCTGTAAATGAATTGCTAAATCCATCGGAATCTAAAAAATCATTATCTTTTATCTTAATATCTTTTGCCTTAAAAGTAATTTCTTTTTGAGCTGGTTTTGGAATCCAAGAATTTTTATCAAAATTATCCTCAATATTGTAGTATCTTTTTGAATCTATATGGTATTTAAAAATAGAAGGAATAGTATTTACTTCGCCCCAATGGTCAAATTTAACTTTATTGACGTAAATATGCGTTTGACTTTCTTTAAAATCTCTATAAACTGTAATTCCGTTATCTGCTTTGTCATAAAAAGTTGAACTACCTTTTATATCATATAAGTTTGGAACTCTTACCTTTCCAGTATTAATATCGACTCCCATTTTTGTAGGGTGTGCTACTAAAAAACAATGTACCTTATTTTGCTCTAAAAAGTTAGTCAATTTGTCTAATGTTTTACCAATAGAATCTGTATCAATTTCGGCGTGGTTTAATTTATTCCAAGCGTCTATCACAATATAATCAAGTCCATTTCTTTTTTGAATTTTTCTAGCACTTTCTAATATATTATCCAAAGTAAAATCGTGTTCTGGTTTTATAAAAAACATTTTGTCAGATAAATAACTTTGTACCTGCAAAACTTCTTCAATGTTCATTCTTTTTTCCATTGGTGAATCATCCCACGGCTTACCAATTATTTTCCTAGCCATTTTACTAAAATGTAATTCTAAAGGTCTGTTTTCTGGAGAATATAAAGCACCTTTCCACTTGTGTTTTATTGTTGCCATCAAAAGCATATAATCTAACCAATCAGATTTTCCGTGTGATGGTATTCCTGTTATTATAGTCAAATATCCTTTAACTATGTTTAAATTAAATCCTTTTATCCCCAAATCAATACCTTTATCTAATCCATTATAATACAAATCGTGTATTTTTAATTGAATATCTTCAAGACTAAAAACTCCACTTAATGGAAATTCTTTTGGATTGTTTACGTTATTTAAAAATTCTATTGATCCATATTTAATCAAAAATTCGTTTGCATCTTTGCAATCATTCCAATCTATAAACTTGCAATTTTCAGCGCCAAACCTTTCTAATAATTTATCTTGTAATTCTCTACCATCTTTGTCAGCATCTACTGCAATTACTATTTGTTTATCTTCAAATAAATCAATGTAATTGTTTAAACATTCATCCAAGCTACTTTTTGCACCATTTGGAACTGATATACAATTTTTAATACCTACCTCAACAAAACTTAATACATCAATTTCTCCTTCTACTATGTAAATTAAATCACTACCAATAATTGAATCAATGTTATAAAATATTTTTTCAGCATCTTTTGCTAATTTGAATCCTTTCAAAGCATCTCTATATTTAATATTGATTAATTCGTTTAAATAAAAATAATTAAATTGAATCGTATTAACTTTTTTTTCAAATTTTGGCATCCATTCTAGTCCTTCACTTATTTTCATATTTTTAAGCGTTGTTTGACTAATTGCTCTACTTTCAAACCACTTAACTGCTTTTTCAGACAGCTGTGTTTTATTCTTCCATTCTGGCTTTTTGTATTCTATTTTAAACTCAATCTTTTGACCTTCTACAGGTGGCAAACCACCACTCCAATCACAATGGTTGCATCTCCAAACTCTTTTAATCATATTAACTGACAAACATTTATCAGTTTTCTTTTTTCTTGATTCGCTACATTGTGGGCAAGTTGTTTTTTGTTCGCCTCTCAATTTTGTTTCATCAATATCTATTCCGTAATCTATGTATCTTTTCATTTTTTGTTGTTGTTTACTGCAAAAATATAAATTTTTTTTTAAAGTGGCATTTCATAATAAGTTGGCTTCTCTTTTTTTGGCTCAATATACTTCAAAGTATTTAGCGCTTTTGATTTCCAATTTTTAATTTGTTTGCCATTTCCATCCATCCAGTTATTTGCTTCCCAAGAATCAAATTTCAATTTCCATCCATACCTATAATTTTCAGCTACTAAATTAAGTTCAATATATTTTTCAGTTAAGAAGTTAAAAAATTCTTCAAATGTAGGTATGTTTTCTTTTTTATTTATTTCTTTTTTTATTTCTAATTTATTATTTATTATTTCTATTTTATTATTAGCTAAAAGGGTATTTTCAGGGTTGCTTAAGGTATCCTTAATGTACCCTTCAAGGGTTTCATTTATAAATTGTTGATTTTCAATTCTTTTTTCAGCACCTTCCTTTCCTTTTATTTTAGCTTGTAAAACAAAATCCATTGTTTTTTTATAGCTTTTAAAATATTTCTCAACTAATTTATCTTTAAACTCATGATTTTCATTTTTATAATACTTAATTGTAGCCAAAATAAATTCAGAAAATCTTTTTTCATTATAATCAAAAAATTCAAGTGCAATATCAATATCTTGATATGTTATTTTATAAAATTCTTTTTTCATATTAATTAAATTAAAAAAGCCACTCAAAAAAGTAGTAGGAGGTACTTTCTCAAATGGCTTTTAGGTTTTTAAAAAACCTTATATTGCTCCGATAGCTCCTACCCTATCGTTTTATTAATTTAAAGTGCAAATATAAAACATATTTTTTTAATTAGTAGAAAAAAAATAGAAAAAAATAGAAAAAAAATAGAAAAATTAATCTAAATTAAGTTTTTAACTATAAAAATCATTGATATATTTTGTATAGTAATAGACAAATATGTTATAATTCATCATACTAAATTCACAATTCCTGTGCCTAATATAGTAAGCATAAAGATTTTGCAATGGTATTTTTTCCATAGTTAAAATATATGAGATAATCTTGCTACTTGGCCAAATTCTTTATGATGTATAAATCCTTCAATTGCTTTTGGAACACCTGTATATCCGTTTCTGTGATGCCAGCTATCCGAACCACTTGGACTTCTTAATGATTCAATAGTTACTCCTATAAAATCCTTTGCAGTTTTATGGTGAACGTGGTGAGTATAAATATATCTATGTTTACACTCGCTCCATTCTTTTGATTCGTGTGCCATTAATAAAGGTAAATCACCTTGCTTTGCTCCATCTCCGTGAGTTGTTCCTATCAAGTTGTCATAATATCTAAAATACTTTCTGTGATTGATATTACAGTCAAAAGTAATATTCTCACAATTTCTAAAGTATGTTTGAATAACATCAGCTAAAAAGAACCCATTTGTATAATCGTGATTCGATGGATTAAAAACAAAGTGAACGTCTGCAAATGATAAAAGCGTAGATAAAACATCGATATAAAGCTGTTTTGCTATTAAAAAATTATCATACCACATTCCATCTGTATCTTGTGGCGTTCCACTTGTTGTTTGTCGCTTTGGAGTGTCAATATGTAATATATCGTTACCACCTACAAAAACTATTTTGTCAATGTTAAACCCAGAACTCTTGTCTAAAATCCCTTGTACACCATCTAAAACGCGTTTAACGGCTATATTGTTATTATATTCATCGTTTGTTTCAAATGAACTAGCTAATTTTCCAATATGAATATCTGCTGGATCAACTACTAATAAATGACCTTGCTCAACATTTTGCCTTTTAATTTTTGGGAATTTAGGCGAATATTGCTTTAAATCTTCTATGATTTTATTATAAAATTCTGTTTTTTGACCTGCACCTTTGAATAATGGATTGGTAACAAACAAACTAGATTCATCATTTTTTAGCCAAGCATGCTTAATTGTGCTTACATCGACTCCAGCTTTATGTGCTTCTCGGATTAATCCTACAGCTTTTTTGGCTTCGTCTACAATTTCCCTAGATACTTTAATATTAATATATCTTGAGGCGTCTGTTTCATTTTTGCAGGGTTTACAGATTAAACCTACTTTTGGAAATTTTACATCTCCTTCTTTTTTGTTGCATTTTTTACAAACTTTCATTTTTTTTCTTTTTTTTATTCAGTAAAATCAATTTCAAATGTAGAATTTTGCAGATATTGTAATTCCTGTGGGTTAATTTTTTTTCCGTTTATAACTGCTTTTAAAATAGATAGACCAATTGTAGTATTAAAAGTCAAGAAGTCTATTTCTTCCTCCAAGTCTTTTATTTTTGCTTTTAAGCCCAAAATTTCGTTTGGATCTGATGGCATTATATGGTCATCCTTCATTCTTAATTGTTTGAAATTTATGCAAATATACAATATTTTTAATTATACAACTTTTTTTAAATTTAATAATAAAAAAAGCCACCCTAAAAGGATGGCTAAATAAACAACTGAACTAAAAAAAATGATAAGAATGTTATTCTTATTAAACAACTTTGCAAAAATACTAATTTAATTTTAAATCAGTAATAATTTTTTCAATTGATATTGTAACTTGCCTTGTAAGTTTTACAGCTTCTGGGTGTGTAGCATAACCTGCAAAACAAATTGTAGATCCTTGATCATAAGCATTTTTCGCGTCAAATGCTTTTGAATATCTAGGATTTTTAACTAAAAACATACAAAAATCATAAAAAGATTCTGAAGCTGTATTGTATTTTCTAAAATAATCCTGTACTTTATATTTGAATAATTTTCTAACTGCATCCCAAACAACGCTCAATACTTTTGGATATTTAACATTTTTTGTTTTATGATATTCGTGAGTAGTTATAAGTATTTCGTTTCCGTTTACTCCATCAAAATCCTTTATTCCAAAAAAGTTATTTCCTACAACGTGTTTGCCCCATCCAGACTCTATTGCTGCTCTTGTTAAGATTGTTGCTGGAAATACAACCTTGCCTTTTTGAGAATAAATTAAATCACTTGCTTTTTTAGCTTCAGAAAAAAAAGTTTTTACAAAGGTATTTTTATCCATCTTTTTATAATTTTATTTTTAAATATTTCATAACTAAAAAGGAAAAGTTTGTAATTAAATAGAATAAAATTCCAATTACAACTATAAAACCAAAACCCATTAATACTATTTGATAATTTTTAAATTCTTTTTCTTTATAAACTATCTCTTTTTTTACCTTTCCAACCTCTTTATTTATAATTTTATCTTTATAAATATACTTTGTTTTGGTAATTATTTCGCCATTAGTTTTCTCACCTGTAATGTAAACAACTTCAT